CCGTTACCTTCACCCGGTTTAACAACTACCTCGACTGTGGCTAACAGCGCGCCAGCGCGCGCGACACACACAGGCTGGTCAGCCCCGATCCCGGAAGACTGGACGCCAAGCGAAGCGGCATTGCAGCGGCTTCGTGTTGGCAGGCCCGATCTTGTGGGCGAGTTTTACGACAGTCGCTTGCAGGCTTTTCGTCTCTGGTGCCGCGAGAAGGCGATCACCAGCCACGATTTCGAGGCGACCTGGCTGAAGTTTATGATCCAGTCGCATGCGGCGACTGCGCCTCGGGGCCTGACCGCGCCCAAGATGCAAACTATGGGCGCCCAGCCGACCGACGATGATTGGCGGGGCCGCATCAAGTGGCACCGCGAGAAGGGCATGTGGAATCCCAATTGGGGCCCGAATCCCGACCAGCCCGGATGCTTCGCGCCGAAGGAGCTGCTGCAGTGATCCGCGAAATCATCGGAGCTTCCACCCTGTATCTTGGCGATTGCCGGGAAGCATTGCAGATGCTCGGCAAGGTGGATGTTGTGGTGACTGACCCGCCGTACGGGGTGGCCTATTCGTCAGGATGGGACAACCAATTCCGCGACGTGAAGATTGCTAACGACGAATCGACCGAGGCGCGTGACGCTATCCTGGCTGCGCTCCCCGATGTGCCTGCGATCATGTTCGGCTCATGGAAAGCGCCTCGGCCATCCGGCACCAAGCTAGTTCTGACGTGGGACAAGGGCACCGTAGGTATGGGCGACCTGTCTCTCCCCTGGTTTCCCTGCACGGAAGAAATCTACGTCATTGGCCGCGGATACGTCGGTTCAAGAACGTCTGCCGTTCTCCGCTACGTCGGCAGGAACGAGCATCATCCTACGGAGAAACCCGTCGATTTGATGGCGGCGCTCATCGCCAAATGCCCGCCGGGCATGATTTTTGACCCGTTTATGGGGTCAGGATCAACGGGCGTCGCAGCAGTGAAGGTAGGTCGGCCGTTCGTCGGAGTTGAGCAGCACAAGCCGTATTTCGACATCGCCTGCAAGCGTATCGAGGACGCCTATCGGCAGGCTGATTTGTTCATCAAGCAGCCGGTGTCCGCATGAAGATCCCCGCTGCCACGGCCGCCCTCGCCAATCTCAATCACTGGAGAGCGAATCAGGGAGCCGACATCAAGGCAAAGCGGCCGATCCAGATCTATCGCGCCTGCGAGCACATGGCCCAGCAGATGGCGGCAGTCTGCGATCCGCTCATGCTCAGCAGGGAACGGCCGAAAAAGGGAGGCCCGAGCGAGCTGGAGGTCTGCATCAAGCGCGCCCTGAGCCAGGAGCGGTACAAGCTGCACGGGCCATTGATCGGCGTCCCCACAGATACTTGGTGGGAGCAGATCGAAGCCATTTGCAGATCATGGTCCCTCACCATGAATAGAGGGGACTGGGAATCTGAGAGGGAGAGGAAGGCGGCGTGATGATTTGTGGCTCGCCTCAGAAGGCTCGCACCGCAGGTGCAAAACGTGGGGAGACTATGTGAAATGAGCGTACACATCCTCTGCGGCGACGTTCGCGACCGGCTCAAGGAATTGCCGGACGAGAGCGTGCATTGCGTGGTGACGAGCCCGCCATACTTCGGGCTGCGCGACTATGGCGTTGACGGTCAGATAGGGCTTGAGGATACGCCCGGTGCCTTTGTCGAGGTAATGGTTGCCGTCTTTGCCGAGGTGCGCCGCGTGCTGCGCAAGGATGGGACGCTATGGCTGAACCTAGGGGATAGTTACGCCGGTAGTTGGGGCGCTCAGTCGCGCGGGAACGCCAATGGTGAGGCCAGCAGCACGCTACAGGGCGCGTCCATGCTGTCCGCCCGTCAGATCATAGCGCACCCCAAAGGGACGCTTACAGGCAGTCTGAAGAACACGCCGGGGCTCAAGCCCAAGGATCTTATGGGAATGCCGTGGCGCGTGGCCTTTGCCCTTCAGGCGGCCGGCTGGTGGCTTCGACAGGACATCATCTGGAGCAAGCCGAACCCGATGCCAGAGAGCATCAAGGACAGATGCACCAAGGCGCACGAGTATCTGTTCCTGCTGAGCAAGAGCGAGCGATATCATTACGATGCCGAGGCGATCCGCGAGGAAAGCGACTGGGATGCGGGCAATACCAAGATGCCGGATGGCTGGGATACGTCCGCCGGCGGACATGGCTCGTTCCACCGGAATGGCCGCGAGAAGGGGCGCCGCGTCCGTGGCGTGCCCCCGCGACATGCTCAGTACGCGTCATCCGACCAATCTGGACTTGATGCCATCGGGCGCGGGGACGGCCGCAATAAGCGTTCAGTCTGGACAGTCGCCACAGAGCCGTTCCCGGAAGCGCACTTCGCCACTTTCCCGCCATCCCTGATCAAGCCTTGCATCCTCGCAGGCTGCCCCAAGGGAGGCACGGTCCTTGATCCCTTCGGCGGCGCTGGCACGACCGGCTTGGTTGCTGATCGGCTGGGCCGAGATGCCATCCTAATCGAACTCAACCCCGAATACGCCGAGATTGCCCGCAAGCGCATTGCCGGGGACTCGACGCTATTTGCTGACGTGTCGGTGGCCGCCTGATGCCCACCGCAGCGTCCGCAAGCCTCGTGGCACAGCGCCTGCTCCAGATGCACCCGCGGTACGTAGCGCGCTTCTTTGCGCGCGAAGTCACCTCAAATCCCCCCATCGAATCCATGCAGGGACAGACATGAGAGGACGCGCTTGGTCATCTGACGACGCAGCCACACTCAAGCGCATGGCGCTGGCCGGCTATTCTGACGCCGAGATCGCCCATCATCTTGGCCGCGACCGCGACGTAATCGGCCGGAAGCGCCGAGCATCCAGCATCCGGCCCGGCATCTCTCCTGCGCTCACGGCGATGATGGCCAGGATCAACGCCCGAAGATTGTCCTTGACTTTCCAAAGTCGGAGCTACGCCTAGTTCATGCCCTGAGATCAAGGGCGTAACAATGTTCGTGAAGGGCAAATCAGGCAATCCTGGCGGACGGCCCAAGAAGACGGCCGCTGAGGCTGAGGTTGAGGCGCTTGCCCGCACGCATGGCCCAGAGGCGATCAAGCGTCTGCGCCACTGGATGGGCAACGACGACGGGCGCATCTCGGTAGCAGCTTGCAAGACTATGCTGGAGCGCGGATTCGGCACTCCCAAGCAGACCATCGACGCGACAGTGAAGGACGAGCGCTACGTCGTGCGCGCCCCAGAGCAGCCCGCCAGCGCCGAGGATTGGCGCGGAAAGCACGGGCCGCACTGATGCCTGACGGCCAGAACATCCGCATAGCATGGGAGCCACAGCCCGGCCCGCAGGCTGCGCTGGTCGCATGCCCTGTGTTCGAGGTGTTCTATGGCGGCGCTCGAGGCGGCGGCAAGACTGACGGCGTGCTGGGCGAGTTCGTGGTCCATGCCGACGAGTACGGCGAGAACGCCATCGGGCTGATGATCCGCCGCACGCGCGTAGAGCTGGTGGAGACGATCGAGCGCAGCAAGCAGATCTATAGCCTGTTAGGCGCGAAGTACCATGAGCAGGCCAGCATGTGGCGCTTTCCGAATGGCGCCCGCCTGCGCTTTGCCTATCTGGAGAGGGATAGCGATGCCGATGGCTACCAAGGGCACTCGTACACGCGCGTCTATGTCGAGGAGATCGGAAATTTCCCTAACTCCGCGCCAATTTTTAAGCTTATGGCCACTCTTAGAAGCGGTGCGGGAGTGCCTTGCGGATTCCGCGCCACGGGAAACCCGGGTGGTCCTGGCCATCAGTGGGTCAAGTCTCGTTATATCGACCCAGCGCCTCTCGGCTGGAAAATCATAACCAGCGAGTTCAAGGACGGCAGCAAGCGGGACCGCGTCTTCATCCCATCGAAGCTTGGCGACAACCACTATTTGGGCGGCGATTACGTCGCGAACCTGCATCTGAGCGGCAGCGCCGAGCTTGTCCGCGCATGGCTGGAGGGAGACTGGAATGTCATCGCCGGAGCGTTCTTCCCAGAATTCGGATCACAACACATCCTTCCCACTGGAAGTATTCCGGCCAACTGGCCGCGCTTCCGCTCTGGTGATTGGGGATCAGCTCGCCCGTTTAGTGTGGGGTGGTGGAGCATATCGGATGGCTCGCTCCCGGATATCCCACGCGGCGCTCTTGTGCGCTATCGCGAGTGGTACGGCTGGAACGGAAAGCCCAACGAAGGGCTGAAGCTGACGGCTGAGGAGGTCGGGCGGGGCATCCTCGAGCGCGATCTGGACGACAAACTCGCCCCAGGTGCCAGTGTATTGGACCCGGCCGCTTTCGCGCAGGATGGCGGTCCGAGCATTGCTGAGCGCATCTACGCGGGCTCGGGCAATCGGGTGCAGTTTAGACGCGCCGACAACAAGCGCGTCGCCAAGACGGGCGCAATGGGCGGGTGGGATCAGCTACGCGCTCGTCTAAAAGGCGATGGCGAGCGGCCCATGATCTACTTCATGGCCAACTGCGAGCACGCCATCAGGACCATTCCCGCTCTCCAGCACGACGATTTGCGGCCAGAAGACGTAGACACCGAGGCCGAGGACCACGCTGCCGACGACGTGCGCTACGCCTGCATGAGCCGCCCGTATCTGCCGACCAACCAGCCCAAGCCGGCCCCGGTGTTCAAGGACGTGAACAACACGACGGTGGACGAGATCTGGTCGCAGCACGACCGGCAGAGCAACAGGGATGTGTGGCGATGAGCACGACTGATATCGAAGCGCCGCCGTCTGCTGAGACCAACGAAGATCCGCAAGCGCTGGTCAAATACTGGCTCGACCAGATCGCCTTCAGCGAGCGCAAGCGCAAGCCGTTCATCACCCGCGGCCGGCAGATCGTGAAGCGCTACAAGAACAAGCGCACGCTGCCTGTGACCGGCATTCCCCTCGCCCAGCGCCGCATGAACGTCCTCTGGAGCAACGTCCAGACGCAGAAGCCGGTCCTGTTCAATCAGGTGCCGAACGCCAACGTCAGCCGGCGCAACCCGGCCAGCAAGGACCCTGTGGGGCGCATGGCGGCGATCGTCCTTCAAAACTGCCTGCAGAACAGCCTGGGCATGGAGGACTTCGCGCACGTCATCAATCAGGTCGTGGAGGACCGGCTGCTGCCCGGCAGCGGCACGGCGATGGTCGAGTACGTCCCCACCATCGAGAAGGACGAGATTGGCTGGCAGGCTGCGGAAACCCGCTACATCCATTGGGAAGACACCATTACCAACATGGCGCGCACGCCGCAGGAGGTGTGGTTCTGGGGCTATGCGACGTACCTGACGCGCGATGAGGTTCGCGATCAGGTGCTCAAGGACGGCGGCGACAAGCAGACCGCGCAGAAGATCAGCCAGGAAATCGCCCTCGACCACAAGGAGGACAAGAGCAGCAGCAGCGAGGCCATGTCCAAGGCCGTCGTCTGGGTGATTTGGGACTCGAAGTCCAAGCGCGTCCTACACATCGCCACGGGCTACACGGAAGCGCCGATTGGCGTGCTCGAGCCGCCTGTGGATTTCGACGGGTTCTACCCCGCGCCGCGCCCGCTCGTGGCCACGACCAGCACGGACAGCACCGTCCCGACGCCTGACTTCGATCAGTACGTGGACCAGGCCGACGAAATCGACATGCTGACGCAGCGGATTGGGTTGCTCGCGAAGGCCTGTCGGCTGCGCGGCTTCTACCCGGCCGACATGGACTCCATCAAGACGCTGATGGAGAACACTGGCGACAACGACCTCGTGCCGGTTAGCAATTGGGCGATGTTCAGCGAACGTGGCGGTGCACAGAACGTTATTGGCTATCTGCCGATCAAGGACATTGCTGCATGTCTGCAGGAGTGCATCAGCGCCCGCAACGACGCCATTGAGATCATGTACCAGATCACCGGGATCTCGGACATCATGCGGGGCGATACCGAGGCGCAGGAGACCGCGACCGCCCAGCAATTGAAGGCCAACTTCGGCGGCTCGCGCGTCCGTGAGAGCCAGAAGGATGTGCAGCGCTTCATCCGCGATCTGCTGCGGCGCAAGGCCGAGGTGATTTGCGAGCACTTCCAGCTCAAGACAATTCAGGCGATGGCGGGTGTCAACCTGCTGACGGACCAGCAGAAGCAACAGACACTAGAGATCATCCAGAAGCTTCAAGGCTATCAGCAACAGGTCGCTCAGGCTCAGCAGCAGGGCATGCAGCCGCCCCCGCCGCCAGGCTTGCCACAGCCGCCTCCGTCCGTTCTGGAGGCCCTGAAGGAGCCGACCTGGGAGCAGGTCATGGCCGTCCTTCAGAACGAGAAAACGCGCGGGTTCGTGATCGACGTTGAGACCGACTCGACCATCGAGCCGGACCAGCAGGCCCAGCAGCAGCGCGTGACGGAGTTCGTGACGGCCGTGGTGTCGTTCCTAGAGGCAGCCGCGCAGATCGTGCCTGTGATGCCGCAGGCCACGCCGATGCTGGGCGAGGTGCTCGGCTGGGCATCGCGTCAGTTCAAGGTCGGCGACACCATCCAGACCGCGATTGACGAGTTCGTGGACGACGCGAAGAAGGCAGCCGCCGCGCCGAAGCCGCCGAGCCCGCAGGACCAGAAAGCTCAGGCGGACGTTGCCGTGGCTCAGACCGGCGTCAAGACGGCCGTAATCAAGGCCAACGCCGAGCAGACCAAGGCGCAATTGAGTGTCACGCAGGCCGCGCTGGAGCATCGCGCTGCTGCGCAGGAAATGACTCAGGAGCAGCAGCAATCTGCGCAGGAGCATCAGCAGAACATGATTGAGGGCGCCCAGAAGGCAGCGCTGGCCGAGCGCCAGCACCAGCAGGCGATGGAGCAGGCGCGGCAGAAGCCGAATGTAGGGGCGCAGTGAGTTGGCGCGAAGAAGCCCATAAGCGGCTATCGGATTGGAGCGGCCTTGAATCCGTGAGGCAGGCCGCACAAGCAGGCATACCGATTGATCGATCGGTAACCGAGTGGTGGCATAACAGGGCGCGAGAAGCCGATGAGCAATACCTCAAGGAGGTATTTGCAAGGCATGACGCCAAGCGCGACGCCATGTACGTCGATCCCTACACCGAGGTGGTGAGCCTCTACCTCGAATATGAGTGCGGGATTCCCCGATGAGCGACCAGCCGAAGACCATCAACGTCTCACGCGAAGCCTATGCGGCTTACCGCTCGGCATTTCGCGCCATCGGCCCATGCCATAGATTGGTCGATCGCTGGCGCCATGATCTCAAATGGATCGTGCCTGAGAAGTTCATTGAGGGCTGGTTAGCGCCCGAGCGCGCCAAATTTGTGGAGAAGCCGGGCCATGCGTAAGCGCTTTCGCTACGACGCAGATTTGGACGCGGTCATCGAAATCCGCGCCGGCTCCAACTACTTCGATGAGCCCACCCAGAACGGCCCGAGCGTCATCAGCGACGATGTAGGCGCAGGCGTGAACGGCCTACGCCACATGCCGAGCGGCATCCATTCCGACTCCAAGTCCTTCCACTACAAGGAAACGAAGGCGCGCGGTCTGGAGCACGTCGGCAATGAGACCAACTTCGCCAGTAAGCGCGAGCACAACGATATGGGCGGCGCTGACGTGAAGAAGGCCATGGAGCAGATCGAAGGCAACTGGAACGGGACGCGCGACTGGCTGCGCCATCGGGAAAGGCAGTAATTATGACCGAAGAAGTCGAGAAGCCGAGTCTGCAGGACACCGTACGCGCCGCGATGGCCGAGCATTCGGCCGACCCGCCTGACATCCCGAGCGAGCCGGCCTCCCCGGCTTCGGAGACTGCTTCCCCACCGGAAACAGTGTCCCAAGCCGAGGGGGCCAGAGCCCGGCCGCCCGCAATCTCGTCAACAAAGCCCAACGCCGCCGTTACGCCGGCCGCAGAACCCACCACGCCGCCAGCATGGTGGAAGGGCGCCGGCAAGATCGACTGGAAGCGGCTGCCGACCAGCATCCAGGGCGAGTTGGGCGATTATGTCGGCCGCCTCGAAGCCGAGCGCAGCGAAGTCGCGCCGCTGAAGGAGATGATCGACCAATCTCGCGACGTGCTGGTGCGCGAAGCGGGCTCGGTTGCGGAGGGATTTCGGCAACTACTCGCCTTCCATCGGCTTTCGCTTGAAAAGCCGCTCGACCTCATTCATCATATCGCCCGTACGCGAGGCATTGACCTCCGTGCGGCCTTCGCGGGCCAGCCCCAGGCGCAGCAGCCGGGCAGCCCGCAGACCGCGCCGGACCTCAACAGACTCGTCGCACAAGCCGTCCAGCAGCATCTCGCTCCGATCCAGCAGCAAGAGCAGCAGCGGCAGTACCAGAACAATCTACAGACCGTCCAGTCATTCGCGGCAGACCCCGCGCACCCCTATTTCAACGACGTGGCCGACCAGATGGAGGCCCTGTTGAAGGCGGGAGTCGCAAAGGACCTGTCCGATGCCTACGACAAGGCCACACGGCTCGATCCGGTGATCTCCGGCCAGCTCGACCAGGAGCGGCAGAAGGCAGCCGAGGACCAGCGCAAGGCCGATGCGGAGAAGGCTCGCAGAGCCGCCGCAGCGTCTGTCCGAGGTTCGCCGGTGCCCGACGCTCAACGCGGCAACGGCGGTGGTCCCAAATCGGTCCGCGACGCTGTGCGAGACGCATTCTCCGAGCACGCGGCCTAGCGAAGAGGCTCTAGTCAATGTCGGTTCCCGGCAACATCGGTGACATCGTCACCACCACGCTCCGCAATCGCACGGGCGAGCTTGCGGACAACGTGACGCGCAACAACGCGATCCTGTTTGAGCTTTCCAAGCGCGCGCAGGGCTTCCTTCCGGTCGATGGCGGTCGCGTGATCGATCAGGAAATCAGCTACGCCAACAACACCAACGGCACTTGGTACTCGGGCTACGAGACCGTGGCGATCGCTCCCCAGGAGACGTTCACCATGGCCGAGTTCGACCTGAAGCTGCTGATGGTGGCCGTGTCCATCAGCGGCCAGGACATGCTGATGAACGCGGGCGCCGAGCGCAGCATCAACCTCGTCACCTCCCGTGTGCAGAACGCCGAGCAGACCATGGAGAACATGGTGGCGCTGGGCATGTACTCGGACGGGACGAACTTCGGCGGCAAGATCATCGGCGGCCTGCAGCTGTTGGTGGCCGACACGTCGACCAACACCGTTGGCGGCATCAGCCGTTCGAGCTGGCCGTTCTGGGCGAACGTTTCGACGGGCTCTACCAACTTCTCGGCGACGACCATCCAGCCCGCGATGGACAACATGTGGATTCAGCTCGTGCGCGGCACCGACCGTCCGCGGCTGATCCTGTGCGACAACGTCGCCTACTCGGGATACCTGCAGAGCCTGCAGGCCATCCAGCGCATCACCGATCCGGCGTTCGCGCAGGCGGGCTTCACCAACCTCGCTTACCTGAGCAACGTCCCCGTCATCCTCGACGGCGGCTACCAGGGCGCGAACCAGACCGTTCCCAGCGGCCAGCCGGCAACCGGCGGCTGCCCGGCGTCGCATATGTACTTCATCAACTCGAACTACCTCCATTACCGGCCCCATAAGGACCGCAACATGGTTCCGGTCGATCCCGACCGCTACTCCACCAACCAGGACGCCGTCATCAAGCTGATCGGCTGGGCGGGCAACATGACCATCTCGAACAGCTTCTTGCAGGGAGTGCTTCACTAATGGCTCTCGGTTCTCCGCAGTGGGTCAACTTCGACCTCCAGCTCGGCCTTCCGGAGCCGGGCATTGTGGACAGCGGCGTCTCGATCAACGGCAGCACCGTTTCGCGACTCCCTGTCGGCACCATCGCGCGCTTCAAGGACATCAGCACTCTCGGCCTTGGTGCCGGCGAGTTCATCTGGCTCCCGGGCGTGGCCTCGACGGTGGCCGGCGATGTCGTCAACTTCAGCATCAGCGATGGTGCTGCGTCGGGCGGCTCGACCACGCGCTGGGCGGGCACGGCCGGCACCGGTGTTGCGCTGGCGGTTGCCACGGCAGCCACCGTCGCCTCGACCTGGGGCTGGTACCAGATCAGCGGCGCGGCGATCGCCAATTGCGCCGGCACCGTCGCCGCTGCCGGCCTCGTCTTCTACGGCGGCACGACCGCACAGCTCGACGATGCGCAGGTGAACGGCAAGCAGGTTCTGGGCGCGGCTTTCGCCAGTGCCAGCGACGGCGGTACGCCCCTCAAGGCGGTCGTCACCCTCGATCGCCCGCACGCTCAGGGCCAGGTCGTCTAACTACGGCGGGGGCTTCGGCCCCCGTCCTCCTTTTGCAACCGGACGCCCCGCGAGGGCCATGGAGATCAAATGTCTGGACCGGCGCAGCTCTATCGTTTCAAGGACCCCTCGGGCAATCCACAGATCCCTGATCTGTCGGTGCGCTTCGAGTCCGAATCGCTGCTCAACAAGGAAGTCACGGACCGGGAGGGCATCCCGACCTATGACAGCGTTCTCGTGGCC